TTGCATCTAACCCGGCCTGGGTGACAGCAAACGCTGGAATGATGGCAAGAACGCACAGCGGCATGCCGGTTGAAAGCGGTTATAAGGATGTTTTCAATGCATCTGGAGAGCTTATTTGGTCAGCTGTCATGGCTGCAAAAATCCCGCGAATCATTGGTTTTTTCGACATACCTGCAAACTTCGATCTCGACAATGCTGTGTACTCTCAAGCTATAGGAGGCAATACATGGATTCTGATGAGCTCATGCCCTAGTGGGAATATCTCTGATGACGGAACGGCAACTGGCTATTCGGGATTGTTCTTCAAGTTCTCAAATGGAACCTTGCAATGTCAGTGGGTAAATCAATTGCAGCAGACGTGGGCCAGCACTCTTAAACCATATGGTTTGCGCATACCTTATGCAATCCTCCCGAATTTAATCTGAAAACCGATCGATACGATCAAATAATTAAATTGCACTTTATATGTTAAAGGTATTCTATGCGCATATGACTTGTGAGGTTCTCATGTATAAATTACTTTTTCCTATAATTTTTATGATGGCGGCCTTTACTGTGGAAGCCAACGTTATCAAATATCCCGTTCGCGCCGAAAACCTTCGCATCGGTGGCGAGGTTAATGTGCTTTACGACATTAACAACAATGGGAGAGTTGAGAATGTCCGGTTCACCAGGGCTGAACCGCCTTACGTTTTTGATAGAAGCGTGCGCAAGCAAATATCTTACTGGAAATTTCCTGCTGGCGCAGCCAGAAAAGACGAGCTTTTAAAAATCATTTTCAAAGCTAATTAAGAAAAACAAATAGCCAGACCCGGCCAATGTGCCGGGTTTTTTATTGCACGGAGAAAATTTATGTCAGCAGGCACTATTTCACTCACAAACAACTCTGCCGCAATCACTGGCACTGGAACAAGTTTTACGACAGAGCTGAAGGTCGGTGATTTCATCGGCGTAATTGCTGGAGGAACACCCTACACGCTGATTGTAGCAGCCATCGCCTCCAACACTCAGTTAACCCTTGGCGGCGCTTACGCAGGCCCAACCGCTAGCGGCCTAGCATGGAATGCAGTGCCTGCCAGTCTGTTATATGCCGTTACTCAGCAGATCATGAATGACATGGGTACAGCGCTGCGCGGCATGAACTCACAGCTGGTTAACTGGCAGAGGATTTATAGCGACGCGGCTTCTGTTACTGTAGAGCGCCCGGATCGAACCACATTCACGGGTCCGAGTTGGGGATACATGGCGCAACAGTATGCCAGCAAAGCAAATACCGCAGATGTTTTGGCCAAAGCTGATAACCTGAACGGCCTGACTGATAAAGCCACGGCTAGAACTAATCTCGGGTTGAAAGGTGCAGCAGTTCTGGATGTCGGAACCGTTGCTGGAACAGTGGCGGCTGGTAATGATTCGCGCTTAGGCACAGTGGACGGTAAATCCGGCGGCACAATTAGTACCGCCGTCACACTCTCTTCAGGAAATCTCAGCCTTTCGACCGGCGCGGTTCAAACTGTGAGAAACAACATGACTGCCCGGCAGCCATGGAGTGGAACCAGCGGCAGCCTTAGCCAGGGGGGCTGGTTCCAGAGCATGTACTCAACAGCGAATACCACCGCTCAATTCGCTTCCTTCATCGAAGCAGTAGTAAACCAGTCCCTTTACGGCGTTCTCACGCTGGGCGATGGGGCGCAGTTTAAACGCTGGCAGTTTGACATAGGTGGAAATGCTTACGCTATCAACGGCAACTGGATCAACGGCTCAGATTCGCGCCTGAAAAAAGATATAAAGCCTGTACCAAATGCTCTTCAGTCTGTTCTGGGATGGCGGGGTGCTTCATGGGAGTGGCGTGATAAATCAAGAAGTCAGAGGGGTCTTGGATTAATCGCAGATGATGTAGAGAAGGCGTTCCCTGATGCCATCTCCCGATTTGCAACGGAGATAGAGGGTGAAATGGTTAGCGATGTCAGAGGCATTGACCCGGGTAGCGTCGCTGCGGCTTATCACACAGAGGCTATTAAATCTCTCTTTAGCCTGGTTGAACTGGCTCTGATATCTCCTGAAAAAGCGCTTGAAAGCATCGACAGTATCAAAGCAGCTATCGCCGAAAATGCAGGCGAATAAAAATGCCCCGGCGACGGGGTGAGGTGGCTAAAGCTTAACCTCTCACGCCTCCCTTATCCAGATCTAACTTTTGTACCGCAGTGGCTTGCTAAAAACAAACCTCAATATTACTGTATTTATATACAGTTATTTATGGGGGATTACCATGCCACGCGATTACGAGATCACCGCAGCTTTCAAAGAAGCAATTAAGTTAGACGCAAAAAATCGTCGATTAGTCACCACCGAAGACTTTCGAATAGCGCTCGAAAAGTACAATCACCACTGGCCGCTTGAAGAGTGCAACCGGTGGATTAAGCGCTACCAGGCATTTTTCTTTGAACTAGTCACTGATGGGGGTGCCAACAAAACTTGGGCGCTGCGAAACATGGGCTATGTAATCTGATGGGCTTCCAGTCTCCTGCACAAGATTACATTGAGCGCCGACTCACCGTTAACGATCTCATTGTGCATAATCCCGGCTCAACCCTCTTTATCGAGCGAGAAGAGGGGCTTCTGGTGGTGGATAGGTCTGCACGCATAGTCCGTGGTGATAAAATCGCGCTTATGCATGAGGGTGTGTCTCTGGTAGCCAGAACAGGCGAGCACTGTATCACCACGGATGAAGGGCAGCGTATCGCCGGTGAAGAACTGGAAGGTGTGGTTGTGCTCGGAAAGGTAACGTATGAAATCATGCGTGTGTGGCATGATGACAGCCCAGTGTAAAAAATGCCCGCACAGTTGCGGGCATCTTCATTAACGGTTAGAAATGTACAGAGTCACTTCCAGACCAAGGCGCAGATCAACAAATTCTGGCTTCTTCCACATAGTAATTCCCTCCTGAAGCGTTAAACATCACTCAATTATACCTCAAAAAGCCAAAGTAAAATGAGTACAGAAATGAGTACATGATCCACCATGACTCATATTAAGTCATCCTGATAAAACGCAGGAAAAACCTGATATTAGCCATGCTTGCAGCCAAAGAAAGGCATAACTTTGTCGGTTCTGGATTTGCAGGCCCGGCACGCTGCCGAGGTTTTCCGAGAGATTGACGCGCGGCGCGGCCTGGCGCATATCCTCGCCGTTCACCACGCTGACCGCGGCGGGCGTATCGAGTTCGGAGAGGCCGGTTTGCGCCGGCGCGGCGCTGACCACCATGGTCGCGCTGCCGGTATCGTCCGCCGCCAGCAGGGGCAGCGGCAGCATAGCAGGCAGCAGCGCGCTGACCTGTCGCAGTGATGCAATTTTCATGAATGAAAGACCGTCTTTAAGAGATGAAATGAACCAAACGGGACATTGTGCGCGTATGTTACGGGTTTTTACGATTATTTGAAAAGCGTAAATAATAAGGTCGTTTTATGCGAAATTCAGCGTCGAAAAATGTTTTTCCCGACTGGATTTTTCGTGACTTTCCCTTCAGTGTTAAATGCTTAGTTTACGGACAACCCGAGGAGTCACTATGAGTCAACAACCCGCCGTCGCCGTATTAGGTTTAGGCGCCATGGGGCACGCGTTTGCCGCCAACCTGCTGAAAAAGGGCTTTACCGTCTATGGCTGGAACCGCACGCGGGCGCGCGGCGAAGATCTGATCGCCTCCGGCCTGACGCTGAGCGACAGCCCGGAAGAGGCGGTGCGCGACGCTGACGTGGTTATCGCCATGCTCTCCGACGGCGACACCACGGAAAAGACGCTGCATCAGGTGAAGGAGGCGCTGAAGCAGGGCGCGACACTCGCGCAGATGGGCACCATCGGCGTTGAGAAAACCGATGCCCTGATCGCCTGGTTCGCCAGCGAGCGCCCGGACGTGCTCTTTATCGACGCGCCGGTTTCCGGTACCAAAGCGCCGGCGGAAAATGCGCAGATCCTGGTAATGGCCAGCGGCGATCGGACGCGCGCCCAGGCGGCGGAAACGGTCTTCGCCGCGATTGGCAAAGGCACGCAGTGGCTGGGCGAGGCGGGCAAATCGTCGCGCATGAAGCTGGTGGTCAACAGCTGGCTGATCGGCCTGATGCAGAGCCTGGCGGAGAGCACGCGCCTGGCGGAAGCGTTTGGCTTTACGACCGACGATTTCTGGAAGGTGCTCGACGGCGGCTCGCTGGCGGCGCCTTACGCCAAAGCGAAGCTTGCGATGATCGCCAGCGACGATTTCACTCCGCAGATGAGCCTGGTGTGGGCGCTGAAAGATGCGAAGCTGGCTTTAGAGGCGAAGGGCGACGCGAAGCTGCCCGCGCTGGAGCAGATCGCCGCACTCTGGCAGCAGGCAGTGGACGCCGGCTACGGCGAGCAGGATCTGGCGTCGATCCATCGCTATCTGAAGAAGTAATCGTGACGGCGCGGCTGT